CTAAGATTTATAGATGAAAGCGAATATGAGACGCTATTAAAATAGGAGGCGAATTTATGGGTGAATATATCATACCGGCAATTGGAACTATTATAGTTGCTGTTATTGAATACTTTGCCGCCAGAGACCGCAAGGCCGTTAAGCGTCAAGAGGAAAGAGCGGAGGCACAGGCCAAAGTTCGCGCCGAAGAAATTCAGCTATCTATGAGAATGCATGATACAAGTCTGCAACTTTCTATTGCCGCAGCTAATGCTTTAGGATGTCATAACAACAGTGATGTTGACAGAGCTCTTGCCGCAGCTATAAAGGCGCGAGATGAATACAACGACTTTTTACAAAGAATTGCTTCAAAAGAAATAACAAAGTGAGGAACTTATCATGTCTAATGTCAAAGATGTACAAAAATGGCTTGATGATGAATTTGAGATCAAACTATGGCCGAGCCCTATAAGAGCTATAGCCATGGCTAATCAAGTTGTATTTAACAAGAATATTATAGATTCATGGAATATAGTTAGGCGAGGAACTGAAAGCATTCATGCGAAGTTCTTGCAGGCTATATTAATCTGCATGGGCTATGGGTGCAATTTAGATGGAATTTTTGCATCTGATTCTGTCGATGCACTAAAACAATATCAAAGAGATAACGGTTTTATCGTTAATGGAATTTGCGGTAAGGCTATTATTAGAAGAATATTTAAGGAGGAATAAATATGGAGTTTTTACAGAATTTAGCGTATGCGGTTATTACTGCGGCAGTCCCTGTAATAACTGTTTTTCTCTGCAATTGGCTTAAGGGCTTATATGAGGGCAATAAGGAGCGTATTGCTAATGAAAAAGCACAAACTGTCATTGGCAACGTCGTTGACATGGTAATCTCAGCCGTTACTGCTACGAGCAATACCTATGTTAAAGCACTTAAGGCAGAAAATTTATTTAACGCAGATGCTCAAAAAGAGGCATTTAATAAGACTAAAAATGTGGTTGTGGCACAAATTACAAAGGATTCCGCAGCCATTATTGAGTCTGTCTACGGAGATTTAGATCTTTATGTTGACACTTTAATTGAGCGCTATGTCGAAGAGCTTAAGAAGTAAGAAAATTTGAACGGGGTGCGGGGAATCCCGTGCCCCATTCTTTTTAGGAGTGATAAATATGAATAGTTCTTTAATTGACTACACAAAACTATCTCACAACTATGATACTAGAGATAGAGCAATATCTAAAATTACTATCCACCATATGGCCGGAAACTTAACAGTTGAGACTTGCGGCAATGTTTTTGCATCAAGTGCAAGAGAGGCAAGTGCTAACTACGGAATCGGCTCAGATGGCAGAGTTGGATTGTATGTAGAAGAAAAGAACCGTTCTTGGGCGAGTTCTAACAGAACAAATGATATGATGGCTGTGACTATTGAGGTAGCAAATGATGGTGGCGCTCCAAATTGGCATGTGAGTGATAAAGCACTTGCAAAACTAATTGATCTTTGTGTTGATATTTGTAGAAGAAATGGCATACCTAAGTTAAATTATACTGGGGATGCTTCAGGAAACCTCACTACGCATAAAATGTTTATAGCTACTACTTGCCCTGGCCCTTATTTAGAAAGCCAATGCTCATATATAGCGAGCGAGGTAAACAGAAGACTTGACATAAGTGAAGCAAAGAATGAAACAATTTATGTGGTTGCTCCTGGCGATACGCTTTCTGGGATTGCAGCAAAGCATGGAATGACATATCAAGAATTGGCAGCGCATAACGGACTTTCTAATCCAAATATTATTTATGTTGGGCAAAGAATTAAAATTCCATGCGCAGTAAATATCGATGAGGTGGCCAGAGCAGTTATTCGTGGCGAATACGGAAACGGCGCAGAAAGAAAGACTAGACTTATTGCCGCTGGATATGATTATGTCGTTGTACAAAATAGGGTCAATGAAATGTTGTAATTAATTAAGGTGGAGCGAAAGCTCTGCCGCTTTATAGAGTTGCATTGTAGATTTTCATAAGGTTGCAACTCGTGTAGGTTTATGAAAGTTTATAATTGACGGAGGCTTATGCCTCCTTTTTGATTGGAGGAGATTAAATTGAAAGTTATGAGTTGGGACCAAAGTACAACTCGTTCAGGATTTTGTACATTTATAGATGGTAAATATGACCACAGCGGTCTGGTAGATAAGCACGAAAACAAAGACTTAAATAGTAGGTTCAAAGAAATGTATGAGGGTATACATGAGGTTATAGAAACGGAAAAGCCAGATATCGTTGTAATAGAAGATACACAGTCACAATCTGGCAACATGAATACATATAAAATACTTTGCCAATTACAAGGGGCTATTATGGGAATGTGTTATGCAATGGGTATTGAGTTCCGTATTATTGCTCCAACCGCATGGAGATCGGCTTTGAAGTATAAGCAGGGACCAAAGGTTAAGCGAGAGGAACTCAAGAAACAAAGTCTGGAATTTGTGAAAAAAGAATTTGGTTTTACAAAATCAGAGGATGAGAATGAGGCATGCGCAATTAATGCTGCTTTTCATCGCATGATGAGTGACGATATTGATATTGAAATCTAACGGCGGGGCCGTATAAAATAAATTATTTTTGGAGGAGTTTATATTATGAAAATTAACGATTTTATTATGAAGGCACAAACTAAGGGCTATATGCCAGCCACAGTAGATCAGCAGAATGATAAATTAAAGAAGGATTTAGAGATTAAGTCCTATCTTGGTATTAAAGATAAGAAGAAGCTTATTGAGACAATTATAAATGACACTATTATTTATGACAATGGACTATTTAAATTTAATGGCGTGGACCAATATATATCATATACGATGAGATGCGTGGAAGCATATACTAATCTGGAGCTATCCGAGGACTTAGAAGAAGACTATGATGCTCTTTGCAGTTCAGGTTTACTTCCAAAGATTTTGCGCACATTTGAGGAAGAATATCAAGGTGTTTTATCCTTACTCCAAATGCAGTGCGATTATATACTGGTGGACAATAGCGTGACCGCAAAGTTAAATTCTACACTGGACAACATTAATAAGTTTGTAAATAAGGCCGCAGAGTCTATAGAGAATATTAAGCCAGAAGATATACAAAAAATTGCCGAGCTTATTAAGATAAGTAGGTGATTTTATGGCTAATAAGTTTGAGTTAATGAGTGAAGGAGAACTAAGGTCTTTGGTCACAGGAGCCGCAGAAAGAGCGGCTAAAAAAATTCAAAAAGATTTATTGGCTCAGGCAAGAAAGAATGTACAGGCATACTACGATCAATATAGCCCAGATATATATGAAAGAACGTTTAACTTAAGAGATCATGTAAATCATATTCCAATTTTACAAAATAATTCATCTGGCAATAATATATCCTTTACTGTGGGATTCGAATGGGATGGCTCTCAAATGCAAGAGTATAAGTATGGGGGAAATCTTGAAGTGGTATTTAGTAATTTCTTAGAAGGTATTCACCCTAAGGCTATTAGTCGTAAAAAAAGAGAGTATACATATAGTGCAGAAACAGATCCTCAATTGGCAATGATGAATAAATTTGCGGACGAAAAAGTAAATAATAAGATACATGAATATATGCAGACCGAGCTTATTTCGGCCTTTTCTAAATTGATGTAATAAAGGTAGGTGAGATAAAATGGCAAATAGAACTTTTACAATTAATCTTGAAGCAAATGCAACTGATCTTATAAAACAATTTAAAGCTGGTTCAAAAGAACTCGAAAAATTTGCCGAAGGTGTTGCTCAAGCGGAAAATAAATTGGACGCATTGCAGGAGGCTGGAAAATATTTAGCACAAATGGATAAAGCGCTGTCTCAACTTTCAGCTAAATACCCAAAGGTTTATGGAGAGATATTCGGTAAAGTTAATAAGCAAATTAAAAGCGCTTTAGAGCCAATTGCAAAGTCTGGAGCAATAATACAAAAAATAGGTGCGCAATTAGAAGGTATTTCCACTGGTAAGCTTGATGCTACAAATGCTGAACTAAAACAACTTGGGGAAATCGTCCAAACAATAGCCAGATCCATGGGTAAAGAACTTGATTTGGACTTTTTAGGCGGAGATCAAAAAATAAAAGCCCAGGCCAAGCAACTTATAAGTGTTATATCAGAGCTGACAATGTCATATGGAGAATTTAGCAAGACCGTAGAAGCCATAAAGGCGTTATCAAAAAAGGTAGATGGTGGAGATAAT